AGGATTATTTACAGCACTTGTAGCAGACTTCGGTGCACTAACATATGATACAGCAGTTGCTGGATTAGAGTACAAAGAAACAGTTACCTTTGCAGAAATGCAAAGTTTAGTTGAAGAAGCAATGTTACCAGTATATGAATCATATTCATTCTCTAATGTACATGATGACTTTATGCTTGACCATACAGCTGATCCATTACCAATATTCGCAGATGGTTACGATTTAGCCTCGACAGGTGACTTTATTGGGGTGCTTGGTGAGATGGCTGTGCATGTTGGAGTAGTGATTGCAGATCAGTTTACTGGTCAAGAATCAGCCAACTTATTGTTTGCTGCTGCAGATGACTTCAAATATACTACAGAGTTCTCTGTCAAGACTAGCCTTGGTGCAACCGATGCTATTCGCAGAGTTGATATTGTTACAGCTCTTCAGGCTGCACTTAACAGCAACCAAGAGATTCGTTCTGAGAACTTTGAATATAACTTAATCCTTTGCCCAGGATATCCAGAGCTAGTAGACGAAATGCTTCTACTTGTTGCTGATCTTGGTGATGAAGCATTCGTTATAGCAGATACACCAATGGAAATGGACGCAACAGAAGTTGTTGCATGGTCAGGAACAACTGCTCGTCAGTCTTCTACTCATGTAGCATACTACTACCCACACTCACTTGCATCTAATATTGATGGAGTGAACGTATTAGCATCAGCTAGTGGTACAGCTCTTCGCACTTACGCTTACAGCGATGGTGTTTCAGAGTTATGGTTCCCACCAGCAGGCACACGTCGTGGTCTAGTATCAGGCGTTACTGATGTTGGTTACGCAAAAGGAACTTTGGGACAACCAACAGTATTCCAAGAAACACATTTGAACCAAGGACAACGTGATAACTTGTATAAGTACTTCACCAACCTTAACCCAATTGTATTCTTCCCAGGTAGAGGTATTATTATGTGGGGACAGAAGACTTCATCTCCAGATGCAAGTGCGATGGATCGTGTTAACGTTTCTCGTTTGGTTAAATACATTAAACGTCAGCTTCGTAAGAACTCTATGTCGTTCGTATTCGAACCAAATGATCAGCTTACTCGTGATAACTTGAAAGCTGCGGTTGATGGATTCTTAGGTGACTTGATCGTTAAACGTGGTTTGTATGACTTCGCAACAGTTTGTGATGAAAGCAACAACACACCAGATCGTATTGATCGTAACGAACTTTACATCGACATTGCAATTAAGCCAGTCAAAGCTGCTGAATTTATCTACATTCCAATTCGAGTAGTTGCAACAGGCGCAGAAATTTAATAGATAAAATAAAAGGGAAAGTAAAATGGCAACAATTAATGACTTTGGTATTCCTGGCGGCGGTGCTGGTATTCTTCAACCAAAACAGAAGCACAAATGGCGTGTTACTTTTGCTAACTTAGGTGGTGGTACAGATTCACAGCCACTTACTGTTCAAGCAATAACAGTTACACGACCTGTAATAAACTTTGAAGAAGTCCAACTCGATCGTTATAACTCACGTGCGTGGGTTGCTGGTAAGCACACTTTTGAGCCAATGACAATGACAATTGAAGATGACATCTCTGGTGGCGCTTCTAAAGTTATTCAAGATCAGATTCAGAAGCAGCAATGGTTAATTGGTGCTGAAGGCCAATGGTTAGCATCTGCAGGTGAAGGTTCGTTGTACAAGTTTATTACAAACCTTGATCTTCTTGATGGTAACGATCAAACAGTTGAGCATTGGACTATTGAAGGTTGCTGGTTCAACAACATTGACTACACCGATCTTGATTATGCAGCATCTGATGCTGTTCAAATCACAGTGTCCATTCGTTATGATCATGCTCGTCAGGATCTTATCGGTTATACACAAGGACAAGGCGTTGCAACAGGTGGTGCTGGCGCGTAAGTAGTTCAACCACACAGGGATTGTTGTCATGGACGACAGTTTCCACAAGGATGTGGACATTATTTAGGGAGACTTCGGTCTCCCTTTTTGTCGCTGGGTTTCAACCATAAATACAGTAAACCTATAGGAAGGAGCAGATTTTGGCACAAGATCCACGAAAATATATAATTTCAACTTGTGATAGAGGCAGACAAGCTTCTATATCAAATACCACCGCACGAAAAGATTTCTATACAAAAAAGAATTTAGGTATAGCTTCTGCGGCAGGTAAGATTGGCGATTTTGAATTATTGAATGATGTACCTGGTGTTAATAAAGTAGCAGCAGGACTTCGAGTAATGTCTGAACTATCTGATACTGTTCGTGACACTGGCATTCCTTTACGCATTGGTGATCCTGTTGAATTTGTTGGTGACAAAATTGGAGTTTCAGCTGGTGCTGTTCAAGCTGTCAATGCTTTTAATCCTGGGGTGGCCAACAGGTATACAAATCAAGCAAATGCGGTTATGGATAAGGTGACAGCAGGAAACTTTACTTTCGAAGATATTCCGAGTGCGTTCCAAGACTTAAATAATTTAGCGACATTAGCAGCAGGTATATTTTCCGGACCTGCTGGAGCAGATCCAGTTGATGCTCCCACTTGTTATGCTTCTCCGTATGCAGAAGACCTAGCATATGAATTTGCACCTAAACAACCATTCTTGTTTATTGTGGAGTTTATCTTTAACGAATTCCAAATTACAGATATTGAATTTCCAAAAGCCATGGCCAACTTAGTAAAAACATCTTCACGTCCAAATGTAAGGTTTGAATATGAAGAAGTTAATATGTATAACTTCAGAACAAAAGTTATCAAACGCTCAGAGTTTGAACAAATGACTATGTCGTTCCATGATGACCAGCAAGAAAAATCACTATACACAATATACAATAATTATTTACAACGCATTGCACCCATCACAAGAATGCATCCTGACTCATCTGTCTTGTACGAAGAAAATGGAATGAATTTTAATGATACAGCAAATACTTCTGCATCTATAGGATCGTTACCTACCGCAGCAAATGCAGCAGTGAAACCAAAAACGATAATGAAAGAAATTAGGCTACATCATATATCAAATTATGGCAAAAATGCTAGCACGTTCCATTTTATGAATCCTAAAATAGAAGAGATGCAACTAAGCGATCTTGATATGGCAACATCGGAACCTTCCCAAGTTCAAATTCAATTTTCCTACGATGGGTTATTTGTTCAACCATGGACGCCATTACCTAGTACTGATCTTAATATTACAGATCTTACGAGTCTTGGAAAATGGCCAATTATTCCACTGGCTGGTGAAGGAGCTAGGACAGGCCCAGCAGAAGAAGATTATTCAGTGCTTGGCGTCCTCGATGGTGGAGCTGGTTCAATACTTGATGATGCCACTGCACGAATTCCAACACCAACTATTCCAACAGCAGATGAACTCACGAACTTAGTTGGCGGAACAGATTTTGACTTCTAATGGGCACTCGTAACGGTAAACGATTTAAACAAGGGATTTTCACCCCAAAAAACCCTGACAAATACATTGGTGATGTAAATAAAATCCGATATATGTCCAGTTGGGAACTCAAAACTGATGAATTCTTCGACAATAATCCTAATGTCCTTCGTTGGAGTTCAGAAGAGATAGCAATTCCATATGTCAAACCAACGGACAAGAAGGTACACAGATACTTTCCTGATTACTGGATAGAGTATAAGGACAGTAAAGGACAGATTATACAGGAGATAATCGAGGTCAAACCGCTGAATCAAACCAAGCGTTCTCGCTCTCGTAATCCGAAGACTAAATTATATGAAGAAATAACGTTTGCAATTAATACCGCAAAATGGGAAGCCTGCCAGCAGTTCTGTAATAAATACGGGATAAAGTTCAGTATATGGACAGAACAGCAGATATTCAAATAAGGGTAATAAAATGACCGATGTGAAATTCGAGTTAAGGTTTGAAGAAAGAGCAGAAAGAGCAGAACGCCCAGGAATATCAAGCATAGAAAAGGTTCTACAATTTAGAACTAAAGATGTGCACCGAGAGAGTTCTACAACGACACCCCTCGAACCAAAATGGTCAGATTGGAAAGACGTTCCTGTAGTACAGAAGGTGGATTAAAATAAAAGTAAACCCTGGCTCAAACACCCATAAATACTAATATGGCTAAACGCTTAACAAAAAATCAATTCGTTGAAAAATCAAATATCATTCATCCAACTTTATATAATTATAGTGAGGTTGAATATACCAATAACTCCACAAAAGTAAAAATAATATGCAATAACCATGGACCATTTTTTATGAGACCAAGCGATCATTTGAGGGGGCAAGGATGCAAACAATGCTCTTTTGATCGCAAGTCAAAGTTATTCAAGAAAACAACGAAACAGTTTATCGCTGAAGCCCGCAAAGTACATAATAGTTTTTATGATTATTCTAAAGTTAAATATACAAGTGTCCACACAGATGTTATAATCTCATGTCCTGTACATGGTAATTTTCTGCAACGTCCCAATAATCACTTACATGGAATGGGGTGCCGAAAATGTTTCGACAAACAAAATACAAACTTGGGTCGGTATAGTGATCTATTCTTTGAAACGAATCCAGAAATCGCAAAGAAAGATGGAGTGTTATACGGTGTCATCCTTTCATCGAGTAATGAAAGTTTTATTAAGGTAGGGATTACTATACAAACCATTAATGATCGGCTAAAAACGATTAAATCTCATGGATATGATATTGACGTATTCTTAGAAAAACATATACCAATCAATATAGCTTACTCTAACGAACAGACGATATTACAAGAATTATCCAATCAGCAGGTTTACCCAAACGTTAAATTTAACGGATACACAGAATGTATGGCAAACACAGACGAAAATATAAATACTATAATGAACATAGTGGAGAGATCAAAATGAGCGATGATAAGATTACAAGAACGAAGACTGTCGCCCACCCACTTGAAGGTGTATTAGATATTGAAGAAAACACTACCGTTGTGGAATACAAAGAATCGTTACCAGCCGAACTTGTCGTTCATACTAAATATGACGAGAAAGATGTTGAGATTGAAGATCAGTTTCAAGAAGTATATGAGAAGGCTATGGACGCATTTGATGTGCAAAGTGATATCACTGATCAGGTTGAAGGTAAGTACGCAGCTCGAAATGCTGAGGTTGCAGTTCAATTCCTCAACGCAGCACTAAACGCAGCAAAAGAAAAGTCTGGAATGAAATCACATAAAGACAAATTAGATGTTTCTAAAATTCGTGCAGGCGCACCAGGAACTGTTAACCAAAATCTAATTGTAGATCGTAACG